AAGAGTTATTGAATGTGCTTTAGACTTACATAAACTTTGGGAAAAACATGGTGTAGATACTTCAACATATACTCTTGAAGAATTAGTATTCGCAGCATTAAATCATGACTTGGGAAAGTTAGGTGATGAAGAAAATGAAGCATATATCCCACAAACCGATACATGGAGGAAAGATAAATTAGGTGAAGACTATATGTTTAATACTAAATTACCTTTTGCATCTGTTCCTGATAGAGGATTATATCTACTACAATCACATGGAATTCAATATTCATTTAATGAAATGATTACTATTCAGATACATGATGGTTTATATGATGAAGCTAATAAAAAATATTTAATGGCTTTTACTCCCGAACAAAAACCAAGGACATCATTACCTTATATCGTTCATCAAGCTGATTTAATGGCAGCTAGAATAGAATTTGAAGTAGAATATTTGCCTAAATTCAGAAATGATACTCCTAAAAAAGAGAATAATTTTTCTATTAAAAAGGAAAATGGAAATAAGAGTAAAGCATTAGGTTCTATAAAGAGTGAAGGTTTAAAAAATATGTTAAACAATATTTAATTATGATTTATTTTATTATTCTCTTATTACTAATTATTGGGGTCTTAGTATTTATTCTTCTTAACCTTTTGAAGAAACAAGAAAAGATGGAAGACGCTGTCATTTCATATCAGGAGTATATTACCAAACTTACAGACGCTATTAATGAGTCAGATAAACTACTAAATAAGGTAGATGAAAGAGGAACATTTAGAAGTGATGATGAAGTTGGTTTTTTCTTTACATTTATTAAAAAAATTCAATCCGAGTTGAATGTATTTAAAATTGATCTATAATTATGGTTGAATTAAAAAGAAAGAAAAAAAGTAAAAATTACTTTACGCAAGAAACAGAAGACGCAATTGTACTATATAATAATACTATAGATACAGATGTTCGCAGTAAAATATATGGTGATAAAATTCACTATGCTTTTTTTAAGTTAACTGAAAATATAATTCACACCTTTAAATTTTACTATACTGAAGTAGATAATATTGAGGATCTTCAGCATGAGATTATAACTTTCCTATTATCTAAAATTCATCTATTCAATCCAGCAAGAGGAGCAAAAGCATACTCATATTTTGGAACTATTGTAAAACGATATTTAATTTTAAATAATAAGAAAAATTATAAAAAAAGAATTGAAGTAATTTCAATGAATGGTCATAGTGAAAAAGATAAGGAAAAACTTGAAGAAAATATTGCTATAAATTCTTTAAACTCAAATCTAATAGAAAATGAAACGGAAATAGATATTAATGATCCATTATATTCTGATTATACACCAGTAGATAAATTATCTAAATTTACTGATTTATGGATAAACTATTGTTCCGATAATTTATTTACTTTATTCCCTAAACCCCAAGATGCTTGTGTGGCAGATGCTATTTTAGAATTATTTCGTAGTAGAGAAACTATAGATATTTTTAATAAAAAAGCATTATACATTTATATAAGAGAAATAATAGATGTTAAAGCTCCAAAAATAACTAAAATATCAAATATACTACGTGATAATTTTAAAGAAAAATATACATTCTATTTAGAATATGGTTATTTTAAGTTTTAAATTGTGTAATATTTATTATAAATGAAACCTAAAAGTCTAGACGCAATAATATTTGGGAAAAAGAAATTCGGAGATATTTTGGAGGAGATTTATACTAACCAAAAGAAGAAAGAAAATCAAATCTCAAATTTAATAAATGAATTGAAACCCCTAATCTCGGAAATAGGAGATGCTACTTTAGTGGTTCCCTTAATCAGAGACTATTTAGAAATGGGTATTAAAAATGATGAGCAGCTTATAAAAATGGCTACTATTATTCAAAGATCTTTACAATCCTCAGGAACATCATCTGATGAATCATTTGGTATATCAGAAGAAGAAAAACAACAACTTTTATCTGATATAAATAAACTTCACGATAAAAATAAAGATAATGGCGAAAAGTAGGTATGGGTTTAGTGCATTAAATAATAATTTAAATTCATCTACTTCTAATTTAGGAAATAACTTACCTAATGTTAGTGCTAATAATACTGCGGTAAGAGTAAAAAGCATAGTTTTAGATGAAAATCATCCAAGATTTGATGAGTTAGGAGGATGGAATGGGTTAGGAACTATAGAATTTCAAAGTGTTGAAAATCCTTTAGAATTAGCTATATATCCTACTGCTCGACCTATTTACCCTAATGTAAAAAACTATCCATTAGAAAATGAGATTGTATTTTTAATGTCAATGCCTAATACTGGAATAGGTTCATCAACAACAAGTACTCAAAATTATTATATAAGTGTAATATCTCTTTGGAATCATCCACATCATAATGGATATCCTTCAAACCCTAATACACCACCCCCTTCACAACAAAAAGACTATCAACAAACAGGAGATGGAAGTGTTAGAAGAGTAACAGATCAATCAACTGAAATAAATTTAGGAAAAACATTTAAAGAAAGATCAAATATTCACCCCCTATTACCATTTGAAGGAGATGTAATTCATGAAGGAAGATGGGGTAATAGTATTAGAATAGGTTCAACTGTTAAAAATACATCCAATACTTGGTCAAATAATGGTACGGATGGTGATCCAATATTAATTATTAGAAATGGACAATCAGTAAATGTTAGTCCTGAAGGGTGGATTCCTATTATTGAAGATATTAATAATGATATATCATCACTATATATTACTAGTACTCAAAAATTACCATTAAAATCATCTACTCCTACTGATTATTTTAGTTATAAAATCGACAAACCTGATTCACCTAATCAATATAGTGGTCCTCAAATAATACTAAATTCAGGTCGTTTAGTATTTAATTCTAAAACAGATCATATATTATTAAGTTCTAAAAAATCAATAAATTTAAATGCTGTTGATTCTATAAATTTTGATACTGCAGGAAATGTAATAATACAATCTGGAAAATTATTCTTAGGATCAAAAGATGCTACTGAACCTGTATTATTAGGGGATACAACTATTAAATTTCTAACAGAATTAGTTAATAGTTTAAATCAATTTATGATTGTATGTTCTAATGCAGTTTCAACAACTCCAGGCACTCCTATAGGTACATTAAATGCAGCTGCTACTCAGATGAATGTATTTTTAGAAGATATAATTTCAAACAAAAAGCTTGAAGGTGCCAAGTCTAATAATAACTATACAATATAATGGCAACATCTAGAAAAACATCTCAAGAAATAGATGCTGAAATTAAAAAGAAAGCAGAAAAAGTTAGAATATCATTAGAAGGATTAAAAACATCTAGTGCTAAAGATATTTTAAATGCCGTTCCTACTTCTTTAAAACTAACAGGTACCGCAAAAGTTCCAAAATTAATTTTAAGTTTAGGAATTCAAATATCAACATTATTACTTCCGCAAGCTTTAAGTTTATTACAAAAATTAAATGTATGTCCTACTGATGCTAAGTTAAAAGAAATAATAAATACAAGAAATGGAATAGTTAGATCACTTAATAGTATTTCAAAAACATTAAGTGTTTTGACAAAAATAATAGATGGAATTAATACTACTATTTCAACATTAACTGGAATTATTACTGGATTACAAGTAGCAAAAACAGTAGCTTCAGCCGCAGCCAAGGCATCCCCAGTAGTACCTGGAGCTATTCCTGCAACTTTAAGTGATTTAGGAGATCTTATTAATAAGTTAACATTTTCTACTACAGGTAAAGCTATTATAGAAAACTATAAATCAATAGTAGCTTCTGCCTCGTTATCTATATCAATGGTTAATAAAAATATTCTTCAGATTATAACTGTTTTAAATAATATCGATAGTAAAATTAAAACATGTAATAAATATGTTTCAAACGATTTATCAACGATTTCCCCAGATTTAATCAAAATAGCCGACCTACAAAAACAAGCAGAAAAAACGCAGAATAATACAACATACAGTGGCTTTATTATTGAAATAGAAAAAGTACCATATACTCCCACTGTAGATCGTAAACGTGCAGTAGGTAAAAATCAAGACAACATTACATTAATTCAAACACCACTATCTTTTACAACCGATGATCAGATTTTAATAGAAGAACTCAAAATCATAATTGATAAAGATAGCTTAAAAGCGTATTAAAAGTTTTTTAATCAAATATTTATAAACATGGACGTAACAAAATTTAAAAAAATAATCAAAGAAGCAGTAAGAGAATCAATTCAAGAAGAATTAAAAGATATTCTTTTAGAAGCATTGAAATCACCAAAAGGAAATATGGTTAATGAGCAGATAAGAACAACCCCATTATTAGGCAGTTCTCAAGGTGAAATGAGTCCAATTGATCGTAGAACAGCAATCCAAAATATCTTAGGAGAAACTCAAAGAGCGTTTACTTCTAATGATGTTAAAACTTTTGTTCCCACAAGTGTAGACCCAGTAAATGGAACTCTTCCTTCAGGAGATTTAGGTATGGATCAAATAATGAGTTTAATAGGTAAGAATAATAAATAGTGGCATATAATCCTCGTAGAATATTTCCAATTGATACTAAGCCAAGTACGGCTGTTGGGGTTTCTCTTCCTTTTAATGCTCCAGGAACTTTTTTTTCAACCTATACTACTCAAGATGCTATTAGAAATAATTTATTAAATTTTTTCCTTACAAATAGTACAGAGAGATTTTTAAATCCTGATTTTGGAGCTAATCTTAGATCTTTTATTTTTGAACAAATATCTAATGGAAATATTGAAGGATTAAAAGAAGATATTCAAAGTCAAGTAGCAATATACTTTCCTTCAGTTTCTATAGTTACTTTGGAAGTACTACAAAATCCGGATAATAATGAAATAATAGTTACTATGCAATATCAAGTAATACACACAGGGATAGTTGATCAAATTCAAATATCATTTATATAAAATGGCAGTAAAAAGAAATATAAAATATCTTAATAAAGATTTTACAGAATTTAGAGCTAGTCTTATTGATTATGCTAGAACATATTTTCCAACAACCTATAATGACTTCAGTCCATCATCTCCAGGAATGATGTTTATGGAAATGGCAGCATATGTTGGTGATGTTTTATCTTTTTACCTTGATAATCAAATTCAAGAAAATTATTTACAATATGCTCGTCAAAATAATAATTTATTTGAGTTAGCATATATGTTAGGATATAAACCCAACGTTACTCAAGTTGCTACTGCGGATATTGATTTTTTCCAACAGGTCCCATCAAAATTATCAGGTAGTACTTATATTCCTGATTTTGACTATACTCTTTTTATAAA